TTAGTTGCTTGCTTCGTGCGTGCTGTGTGTGCTGCGTGCGTGCTTGTGCCTGCTGTCTGCATCGGGGGCGGCGTTTCACACTTCGGGCAGTGGCAGATCGCGGCGATACTTTCGGGGGTCACGCCGGCGCTCCACCAGGCCCCGTCGACCACGCCGGCGGCTTCCCAACGGTACGCACACGTCGGGCAGCTCAAGAAGATGCTCGTCCGTGACGGCACGCGCTTACGACGCTTTCGCTTTGCGCGCGGCTTTGCTGTTGCGCGATTCTCTGACCGCAAACAATTCCACCGTGGGCTTCAGGTTTAAGTGTCGCGCGAAGCGGTAGAGCGCCGTGCGCAGTAGATCCGCGTCGGTGAATATCCGGGTCTGCGCCTTCATCTCGTCCACAGCGTTGCGCTCACGGGGCGTCAGTTCGCAGCCGATGTGCGAGTCGTCGACGCGTCGCATCGGGATCACCTGGCGACGACGCGCCCGCGGCCGCTGCAGCCTGGACAGACGGTTTGCTCAACGCGCGTCTTGTCGTCGTCGTAGTGGGCCCTCGAGCTCGCGTAGCTCTCCACGCGCGAGCGATCGAGGCCCGTCCCGTTGCAGCGTTCGCACGTCACGGTCGGTTGCCCGTGCGGCCAGGGTGAAGGCTTCTTGCGCTCGCTCATTTCTTGGGGATCCTCGTCAGGGGAATCCCGGCCCAGTCGTATTGATAGGCGTCGTACGGCAACTTGGCGCCAAACTCTGGCGACTCCAAGGATTGTCTGAGCATGTTGACTGACCACTGGTCCGTGCCGAAGGCCTTCGAGATCGCGTCTTCATCCTCTGCACTGAACTTCGTGAGATCGAGCACGCGTGGCGTGCCCGATGGCTTGCCCGTCGCGACTAGCACCTCTGACCTCGCGGGATGCGAGGCGACTCGGGATGTTGCCAGTCTTCCCTCTCCCCTTCTTCGGGCGGCTTCCACCCGCTCGAGGCTTCTTCGGAGCCTTTCCGCCAAGGTCTGTGGCGTTGGCTCGCTGGCGACCGGATTCATTTGTCTTCGGAGCGTTTCCATCAGACCGGGCGTGGGCTCCTGGCTCGCCGCCGGCGTGGCTATTGGCTCCTGGCTCGCCGCCGGCGTGGGCGCTGCGCCTGGATCCTTCGGGCGGTACTCCGACATCAAGTCAAATTGTTCCCAAGAGTTTCGCCCAGGCACGCCGCGCGTGACCCCTTCTCGATTCCAGATTCTCTCGGAGTATTGGTTCCGCATTGCAGGGTTGGACGCGAGGCCGCTATACCCGCGCTGCTTCGCTGCGTTGATCGCCTCTTGATACATCTCGCGACCAAACCCTTTATCTCGAAGGTTTTCGTTTGAGCGCGTCAGATCGACTGACAGATGGTTCTGCACGACCTGATCGCCCATGTCGATCGACCCGGCCCTGAGGCCTAGTGGGCCTTCTCGAATCTCAACTCTGTACGTGTCACCGGGCAGTTTTTCGACGACGGTCTTGAACCACCCTGGTGGCTTACCGAGTTTCGCCGCGACGTCGTCGAGCGACGCGGGCCCCATTGCCATGACGAGCTCCGTCAGCCGCTCCATGTCGGGGCGCGTCACTCCCCACTTCTCGAGCCCAGGTTCCCAGTTGTTCTCGATCCCGCGCATCTCGCCGAGCGAGATCTCCGGCGTCTCGTTGATCCTCGCGCGCTGGATCATGTCGTCGCCGCGCCGACGTGACTCGAGGAGGACCGCATCGCGCGCGGGGTGCGACGCGACGGGCGCGATCGGCGGCGGCGGCGTGAGCTCGCCGCCGGCGAGCAGCCGTCTCAGGAGAGCTTCGCGGTTTGCCGCGTCTTGTTGTGGATCCGCCATGGCCCCGCTCGCTGCACCGTCACGCGGTTGATCACGATCGGCGTCCTCTCCCCCAACCAGGCGCCCAGCGTGTTGAAGGACAGCCACTCCTCGGCGTCTTCGCGCGACATGCCCTGATCGCGGAAGTAGGTCACGAGCTTCTGATAGTCGTACACCACGCAGACGTCACGCCGCGGTTGATAGCAGCTCAGGCCCACGATCGCGGCGTCCATGCCTGGCGGCTCGAAGAAGATCACGTCCTCTTCGCCGAGCTCGTCGAGGATGGCGCGCCGCTCGGGAGTCACCTCTCACCGCTCCAAGCGCAGCATGTTTCCGCCGTGACCGTCGCCCGAGTAGCCGCCCTGGGCGACGATCCTCCAACCCTCGCGCGTTTGGTACCCCGGCCACTCTGGCCCCGGATCACAGCTGAGCCCGTAGTACTTGCCCTCGAGCAACTTGAAATAGCTGCGGCACGCGCCATCTTTCGGATGATGGCAAGGCGATGCTTCGTTGTAGCGATCGAAATGCACGACTGGGCACGGGCCATCGTTGCACTCTCGTCCGCGATCCAGATGCTCGGTCCCGCCGACGCGCGGATCGAAGATGTCCGACTTCCACACATCCGCCACCGCTTGCGCGCACGCCATCGCGTTCGCGGATCCGGTCGCGCGGCAATTTTGCAGATCGTTGTCGTGCGAGCTGTCGAAGCTCGAGTAGCCGCCGTGCAGACAGCCACCCAGGCCCATGAGCTCGGTGCAAGCGGCGTTGTCGGCGTGTTGGCGCGGCGTGGTGGCTTCGCCGATCCGCTCCGGCTCGCCGCTCAGACTCGGGATGCGCGCCGGCGGAAATGCGCCGAGGCCTTCGAACTGCATTTCGTACAGCGTCTTCGCCTTGCGCGTCCACTCCGTGCCCCGATCGAGGTGCTTCGTCCCCAGGCTCAGCCAGCCGCCGAGCGACGGATCAGCCGGCGGCGACTCTTCGGGCCACGAGCTCCGCATCGCGAGCAGCTTGTCGAAGAGCGACGACGGAAAGCGATCTGCGTACGCGTTGTTCCCGTTCTTCCAGCTCTCGTTTTCGATCTCGACGAAGACGTTGTCGGTGTGGCGCACGATGTTCAGCACTTCGTTGAGGTGCGTGTTCTGATCCTCGTGCGAGAGGAGCACGTCGCTGCCCTCGACCTGGTCGCAGAAGCAGACGAAATGGACATAGAGCCCACTGCCCTTCGCGTGCGCGAAGAACGCGTTCAGCGCGTCGTAGTACCCACTCCCCCGCTTCGGCATGTAGCCGGTGTTGTTCCACATGCCGAAGACGCGGATGGTGTTGCCGCCGAGCTCGCGGATCCACTGGTAGTAGTCCTCGATCCACCCGATCTCTTTTTTCGCGTAGAGCTCCGGCGCCCTGAAGCCGGTGACCGCTCTGTATTTGAAAATCGATCCGTCGGGCCGCACGAGCTCGACGCCTTTCGCGGTGAGCGGCACGACGAGCGCGGTGGGCGGCGGCGCCACCGTGGTGCCGCCCTGCGCGAACCAGAACAGCAGCTCGCTCGTCGCGTTCACGGTTCCTTCTCCTCCCACGGGCCGAAGCGCACGACGACGCGGTTGCCGCTCTCGCGTTTGGCGCCGTAGCCGCCGGGCCCTGGAATGAAGCGCTGCCAGGCGCCGGGCGTCTCGTGCTCGTCGCGCCAGCTGAGCGAGAGCTCGGGCACGTCGTCGACCGTCAGCCACTGCTTGGTCGTCGCGTGCTGCAGCGCGATGTTCGGCGCGCCGTCCTGGTGCGGCTGCTCGAGGACTTCGATCGCGAACGGTTTCTTCGGGTCGAACGAGATCAGCGCGTGCTTCATCTCAGGCTCCACAGGATCGGGCGGGTCAATCGGGACGGTGACGGTGACGGTGGCGCGCTCGGAGGTGACCTCGCCGGCCTCGTTCCACACCACCACCCAGATCTCGACCGTCTCCTCGAGCTCGGGCGTGGTGTAGGTCGGGCGGTCGTCGCCGACGACGTCGGGGCTGTCGCTCGCATACCAGGCGTAGTGCAGCGGCTCGGTGCCGGTCGCCTCGACGGCGAGCGTGGTGAGATCGCCCTGCTCGATCGTCACGCTCTGGGGGTGCTTGGTGATGACCGGCGGCTCGGTGACGTCGGGCACGTCATGGGGGTCGAAGAGGGCTCCAACCCAGGTTGATCGCGGAATAAACCCGCCCCCTTCACCCTGCGCTGCGACTGTGCCGTCCTCCGCGATCCCTGGCAAGAGCTGCACGTCCGAGACGAACGCGCGGTACCACCGCTTGCTCGGCTTTTCGAACACCGAGATGCCGAGCCAGGTGTGGGCCAAGACGCCGACGATGTAGTCGCCGCGCTCGCGCCAGTTGAGCAGCTGCAGGCCGTCGACCATGCGGCTGTTGTTGCCGTTCCACCAGAGGATCACGCCGTCGACCGTGACGTCTAAGACCCCCATGGCGAGGCCCATATCGGCGTCAAAGTGCGGCTCTTCGCGCACGTAGTAGCCGGCGGCGTCGAAGATCAGGTGCCGGCCGAAGACGCCCTGGCCGTCGGCCGTCAGGGCGACCATGTAGAGGTGAAAGTTGTTGTCGGTCTGGAACCGCGGCACCGCGGGGTTGTTGGGTTGCCGCGCGCCGAGCTCCATCCGCTGGCCGACCGAGGTCGCCACGAACACCGACCCGTCCGGGTTGCAGTCGCTGTAGACCCACCCGCCTTGCGGGCTCACGTCGACGCGCGGGAACATCTCCCCGATCTGCTGGAAGCGGAAGCCTTCGAACGACGCGACGTCGCAGCGTACGTAGGCCATCAGACCCGCCCAGACCGCGTAGGAGGCGCGATCTTCTCGAGCACGACGTATTCGTCGGCCGTCCGCTGGAGCACCGGCACGGCGTAGCCGCAGTCACAGACGAAGAAGACGACCTGGCGCCCGTCGAGCTCGCGGTGCTCGCGCCACATCGCGTCGTGCCGGCACAAGCCGAAGAGTCGCTGCAGCAGGGCGAACATTAGCGGAAGGCCGGGCCGCTCCAGAGGCCGAAGACGCGGAGCAGCCAGATGGCGACCGCGAGGACGATGACGACGCGGATGACGACTTTGATCGGCGGCGACAGCGGGATGTACCCGCTCTCAACCAAGAACCACTCCACGACGCCGATGACGACGAGGACGATGATCGCGGTGAGGAGGGTGGCGAGCGACATGGCTGGAGCCTCCGCGGCGTCAATCCGCGAGCCGTCTCCAACCACCAGCTCGCGCGCCGGAATCCCGTTCTAGGTCTGGGGCCTTTCGATCTTACCCCTCGATGCAAGCGGGCCGCCCAAGGAGCTCCCCAGCTCGGTCACGACTGAAGGGCAAAGACTAGGTTCAGGCGCGGCCTTTTCCTTGAGCGACCCGCCCTGATCGTACGACCGGCGTCAACTGCCCGCCGCTGCACAGTTCGGCACGCTACTTTGTGTCCACGTCTCTACCTGCATCGTTTCACCCGTCTGGAATGTGATAACCATTGCACGCGTCGCCGTGGAGACGGTGGGCGTTACACGCGTTCAAAAGGACACAACGTGATAATTACCGTGGCAAGCTACAAGGGCGGGGTGGGGAAGACAACAACAGCGGTCCATCTTGCGGCATACTTTCAGACTTATGCGCCGACGCTGCTGCTCGACGGCGACGACACCCGCAACGCGACGGCGTGGAGCAAGAAAGGGCAGGGCTTCCCGTTTCAGATCGCCGACGAGATCCAGGCGGCGCGCCTGGCGCGCAACTTCGAGCACATCGTGATCGACACCGGCCAGCGGCCCAGCCAGATGGATCTGAAGGCGCTCTCGGACGGATGCGATCTGCTCGTGGTGCCGGCCGTGCCGATGAGCCTCGACACCGAAGGCCTGCTGCTCACGGTCCAGGCGCTGCAGCGGATCGGCAGCCGGAAGTATCGCGTGCTGCTGACGAAGGTGGCGCCGGCGCCCGAGCCGGAAGGGAAGCAGCTGCGCGCCGAGCTTGTGGCGAATGAGGTGCCGCTCTTCGCCGCCGAGATCCCCCGGCTCAAAGCCGTGGAGATGGCCGTCGCGGCCGGCGTCACCGTCGACAAGATCCGCCACCAGAACGCGCTGCGGGTGTGGGAGGCGTATCAAGCGATCGGAAAGGAGATCTTGAATGGCAGGGAAGTTTGACATTCTGAAAAATCTGCGCAGCGGCGCGGCCGCCGTGGAGGTGGAGGAGGGGAGCGCGCCGCGCACGGGCCGGCCTCCGAGCAAGAGCAGTGACCCGGCGTACCGGCCGATCACCGTCATCCTGCAGAAGACCACGATCCGTCGCGCGCGGCGGAAGCTCGAGGATGACGATCTCGATCTCGATCTTTCCGATCTCCTGCAGCGACTCCTCAGCGACTGGGTAGGGCAGTGAGCACTCATAAGCACTGCCGGCTTTGTCGACAAGAGATCGACGCACAGTGGCGCAAGAGCACGCGCGACGAGGTCCGCACCTGTCGCGACTGCTTCTACCGCTACGACATGCGCGAGGTGAAGGTCACCGACGACGGGCTGACGCGGATCGAGCTGGCCTCAATCCTGAGCGCGCAGACCAAAGAGGGGAAAGTCGAGCTGGCCGTTAACGACGCGCAGATTCAGATGGATCTGCCGAAAGCGCGCGAGGTGCTCGGGATGCTCTCCGGCGCGATCGAAGCGGCCGTCTCGGACCAGTTGACCTACTTGTTCCTCACGACGCGCGTGGGGCTGTCGGACGAGCAGGCGAGTCGGGCGCTCTTGGACTTCCGCGAGCTGCGCCAAGGCTCGCGCGCGACCGTTTACCCCGTCTGAGTGGTCGCTTGGCCGACACGAAAAGTCGGGCGAAGGTCTTATCGGGACCGACTAAAGACCGTACTGCTGGAGGACTAAATGTTGACGGGTTGAGTACCGGGGCGTAAAGTCGCCGGATAACCAAAGCGCGCGACCGGATCGTCTCGGTCGCGCGCTCGGAACCCGAAGAGGATCCCGCTTTACTAGGTGAGTTGGAGCACCCAGTAAAGCACACCTCTTCGGAACACGTCAACCAGACGTGGCAGCGGCAGCCCTCCCGTGTTTGCCACCCCTGGTCCCGTGACAGGAAGGGTGTGCCTGAATGGAGCAGTGTCAGCAGGGAAGTCCCGCCCGAGCGGCCCAGGGCCGCGCCGCCGCCCGCCTGGGCGGTTGGATCTCTGGCGTCACCCGTCGACGCCAGCGGCGTCCCACCAGTCCCCGCGCCCGCTGCAATCGCCAAGGCCCAGGGCTCCGCCGCCCCCGAAAAAATTTTTTGTCCGCGGCAGTTCAGGCCCCCCCCAGCGCGCGTTCCCTTAATCCCCCCCCCAAGATCAACCCCCCGGAACTTACAGCGCGTGCCGCGCCGCGTTCGCGTGTCGAAAAAACCCCGTTCGACCCCGCCAAGATGCGCACCGTGCTCGAAGCCGTCGCCTACCGCGGCCACGAGCACCGTCTCGACGACGGCGAGATCCTCGAGAACCTCAAGCGCACGGCCTGCCTCGTGTTCGACGACCAGCTGACGGTGCGCGACGTGGAGCTCTGCCGCGCCATTTTGCGCAGCGTCGACGGGCACTGCGCTAAAATGCGGGCCTCCCGATCGCGCGCACCTCGCGCGCCCCAGCCGCCCCGTCGGTCGTGCGCTCGTCGCCCCGTGTCGTCGCCGGAGGTGCCCATGCGCCGTACTCCCGACACGCAGACGCCCTCGCTCTTCGCCGTGCTCGACGAGGCCCCACCCGCTAACTACCCGGTAACTAGCGGGTTATCCACGCTGCCGTTGGACAGTCCCGCCGGGAGTGTCCAAACGCGCCCGTTGGACAGTCCCGCCGGCAGTGTCCAACCGCCGCTCGACTTCCGCGCCCGCGTGGAGCAGCGGCGCGCCGAGCTCGCCGCCGGAGGGAAGCCGCTGTGGCTCGACGAGTGACGCACACCGATCTGCCGCCCGCGCTGGCGGGCATCGAGGCGCCGGCGCCGCGCCGGCCTGGCCGCCAGCGGCGGATCCTGCGCCCCGACGAGTACGCGCGGCCCGCGCCGCTGCCGCTGATCCAGGCGGCGCCGGCGGTGATCGGCGCGCCGGTGCTCCACGCGGTGGCGAAGTGCCGCTGGTGCGGCGGCCGCTTCCGCAAGATGGACGAGCGCCACTGGATCTGCACGACGGAGCAGTGCGCCGAGCGGCAGCTGGCGCAAGCGATGCGGCGCGCGGGCAACGACACGGGACCGATTCTGTTTCTCCCGCTCCCGCTGCAGATCGACGTCGACGAGGATCCGACGACCAACCTGCTCGTCGCCGGCGCGGCCGGCGTGAGCAAGTCGACGGGTTGTCGCTGGAACCTCTACCGCAAGTGCCGCAAAATTGCCGGCTACCGTGCCCTCTTACTTCGCTGCACGTACGACCAGCTGCAAAAGAACCACCTGGCGATGATGCCCGCCGAGCTCGAGGCGCTCGGCGACGCGACGTACAAAGCGCAGCAGCGCGTCGCGATCTTTCATCACGAGGACGGCAACGACGCCATGATATTTGCCGGCTACTGTGACAAGCCTGCGGACATCGCGCAGCATGTCGGCCCTGAGTGGGATTCTGTGAACTTGGAAGAGGGCGTCACGCTCCTTCCCAAGGCTATTGAGGAAATCTCGGCGAAGGCGCGCGGCTCCGGCACGTCACGCGTCGCGCACGAGCGGCTCGGGCTACGCGCCGGTGTCACGCGTATCTGGAGCAACCCGGGCGGCCGCGCGATGCGGTACCTGATTCAGATGTACATCAACAAAAATCCCGACCCCGAAGAGTTCCCGAAGTACGACCCCAACGAGTTCGGCCACCTGCACTGCACCCTCGAGGACAACCCAGCGCTCGACGCTAGTTACGATCAGAAAACGCTCTCCGGCCTCTCGGCCGCGCGCTACAAGCAGCTCCGCTACGGCGACTGGTCCGCGCTCGCCGGCCAGTTCTTCGAGAGCTTCTCGCCTGAGATCCACCTCACGAGGTCAGAGCCAGCGTGAGTTGCGCAGGGGGCAAATATGGCCGTTCGCGATCGCCTTTTGAGGCATTACATGAGCGACACGCCGGTACCACGTTCGCTGCGGTGTGGCCGCCATTTTTAGTCAGCGGGATCACATGGTCGTATTCCAGTTTGGCGGGCTTCTTCCCGCAGTAGTGGCACCGGCCCTCATGCGCCTCCACGATGGCCGCCCACTGCGCCTCTGTCAGATCGGCAGGCACGCCGAGTTTGATGGCTCGTCGGCGCCGTTGGAGTTCGCCTTTTTTGGTTGGGTGCTTCGCATGGAAGCGTCGTTGCGCGGCCGCACGCTGCGCCTTTTCCTTTTTTGCGCGCTGGCGATCCCTCTCGCGGATGAGCTCGAGGTTGGCGGCTCGATGGGCCTTCGCCTTTTCCCGATTGCGCGCACGCGCGACGGGGTCGTGCTTGAGTTTGGTGTGGTAATAGCGGCGCACCTGCGCCGCCTTCATCTTCCGGTACTTCTCGGGATTCTTTGCGGCGCTGCGTCGCCGGCTCTCTTTGACCTTCTCAGGATGCTCTTGCGCGTAGCGACGTTTATGTTCCCTTGCACGCTCCGGGTTCGCGAGCGCCCACAGGCGCGCCACCTCGCGCGCTTTGATCGCAAGTTCCTCGCGCCGACTCGGCGAGAGCGCGAGTCGCCACTGCTTCGCCCGCTCGGACGCCGTCGGTTTGCGCTCTGGGTCGTTCACGGGCGGCAGCTTATCACCCTACCTGTTGGAGGACTATGACCAAGAAGCCCTCTCCGCCGTCCACCTCACCCGAGCCGAGCCCGCCTGACGACGCCGTGGCGGGGTGGGAGGCGTGGCTCGCCACGCGCCCGCCGCACATCGCGCACGCCGCGCGGCAGTTTCCGCCAGGCGTGACGCTCAAGCACGAGGGCCAACTGCTCTGGCTGATCGGCTACCACGAGACGTCGACGAACGAAGTGATGCTGATCTTTTCGAAGATCGATCCGTCTGAGGACTACGACGCCGCGCATCAGGACGAGCAGCGCGTGCTGGTCTGCGCGAGCCATCTGAACCCGAAGTACCTGGAGTGATCATGGACGGCACGTACCACGTCGATCTCACGCTGACCGATCCGACGGGGCGCCGGCTGCTGATCGACGGCGACCTGGCCGTCGAGCAGCTCGATCCGCCGACGAGCTCGCCACCGACGATCATCACGCAGCCGCAGAGTGTGAGCGTCTCGGCCGGGCAGAGCGCCACGCTCTCCGTTGTCGCCACCGGCACGCCGCCGCTGAGTTATCAGTGGGGCAAGAACGGCGCGCCGATCGCGGGCGCGACGAGCGCGAGCTACACGACCGGCCCGCTCAGCGCGACGACAAGCTACAACGTCGTCATCACCAACGCCGTCGGCTTCGCGACGTCAGACGCCGTGATGGTGACCGTGATCCCCGTCACGCCGACGGTCGGGATCGGGTTGACGTTCGTCCGCACGATCGGCCTGCCGTCGCTGAACATGGCGTACGCGTACGGCGACTGCACGGGCCGCATCGTCGACGGCAAGGTCAGGTTGATCTTCAGCGGCGATGAAGTGAACGTGCATTCGCCGATCTACGAAGTCGAGATCACCGACGATCCGGTCGCCACGTTCGTGCAGCAGTGGGACGACCCGTACAACGGGCGGCGCGGCACCTGGATCACCGGCGCGGATCTGCTCGCGACGGCCGACGCGCTCGAGCTCGAGGCGCGCCGGCGCAAGCTCGCGTGGTTGCTCAGCGCGGCCGTCTGGTACCGGCGCCGCGGACTGAAGACGCCGAAGACCGGGTACACCTGGGTCGACTTCGCGAACGCTGGCACGTCGGCCGTCAACGGCGGACACTACTACCACGCCGGACACGATCTGCTCTACGTCAGCTACGCCGACACGTACAACGTCGCCGGGCGCCCCGATTGGTGCTTCCTCGGGATCCGCCTGCACCCCGATGGCACCGCGGAGACGTGGGGCCCGTGGCGGCCGGCGATCACTGACGGCGACGGCGTGCTGCGCCAGGGCCCGCGCGCGATGATGAACTTTCGTGAAGACCCGACCACGGGGGGGCTGCTGGGGAGCACCACTCTGGGGTCGGGGAACGTGGGGTACCCGTGGGGAACCAATCTGGCGCGTCGCGCGTCGTGGCCGACGCCGACGACCCCCACGGGCCCCACGTCGCCCGATCTCACCCTCACCGATCGCTTTCTCTGGCACTACTACATGGGCACCGTGATCGATCCGGCGACCGGCGTCGCGGCCGGCCCGGTGCGATCGCAACGGCGCCCGCGCGACCCGTACATCTACGAGTTCTTCGCGGACGTGCAAGCGAACTTCGTCAACCCCGACGCGTATCAGCACGTCGGGAGCTGGACCGACAACGACAGCTGCATCGGGTTTTTGCCGCTCGTCGATCGCACGTACTTTTTCGGCGGCGTGGCGGGCAGTCCCATCCAGGACAAACAGAGCAGCCAGGCCGCGCACGTCTGGTACGCGAACGAGCACAACAGCTTCCGCTGCAACCACGGCGTCGAAGCCGTGCCGGCCGGGATCACCGGGCCCGTCTGCACGGCGCGCTTCCCGTACGCGTGCATGTACGCGGCGAGTGATCTCGAGCTCGTGCGGAGCGGGCAGCGCGTCGACTACACGATCGAGCCGACGGCCTGGTCGAATCTCGAGGCCGAGTTCAACATCGTCACCGCGCCGGTCACGAGCGTCGGCAACGCCAAGATGATCGCGAGCGGGTTCTTTGATGCGCGCACGCGCGAGCTCTACCTGATTGCCCAAGGCGCGGACCAGGGCGAAGTGACCTGGGGCTTGGTCAATGCGAAGATCCACGTTTTCAAGGTGGCGTGATCATGGACAAGTTCCCGCTGTCGTGGCTCCGTCCGCATTCGCATGTCTGGTTTGATCCCGGCGTGCCGCCGATCCAGCGCCGGCCCGTCAGCCCGATGATCGGCGACGGCCCGCGGATGATGCGGCCGGGCCACACCTACCGCTGTTATCAGTGCGGCACCGAGCTCACGGTCACCAAGCGGCCCGAGGCGCTCCGAAAATGCTGACCCAACTGATCCTGCTCGTCGTGGCGTTCGCCGCCGCTCTCGGGTGGTGGCGCGCCATGGTGCATTGGCAACGCGCGCTCGACCGTGAGAAGCTCCTCCTCGAGCTCGTGCGCAAGCTCATTCAGAACCTGCCCTCGATCACCGACGATCTGCACGACCTGGCCGCGCGCGAGACGCGGCACTGAATGCTGAATTGGTTTGCGGCGCTTCATTGGGCCTATTCCGCGCGCGGCTGGATAGGGTATATCGCGGTCCAGAGCGACGGCCGCGCGATGCTCCGATTCGAGCAGACCTTCTACAAGAAGACCCCACAGGTGGCGGCCAAGGAGATCCACGCCTTCATGCGCCAGCACGGGATCGCGCGCCTGGTCGACTGCATCGCGCAGCCGGAGATCTTTCCGGCGACGAAGAAGGCGCGCGGCGAGACGGTGAGTGAAACCTTCCGCCTGGCGGGCCTCCACATGACGGCCGGCGACAAAGATCGGACGAACGGCTGGGCGCGCATCCGCGCGTGGATGGACGTGCGCGAGTTCCGCGACGAAGATCGCGAGGTGCCGCTCGTCTTCGAGGCGCCGTCGATCACGTTCCACGCCGATTGCAAATTTTTCCTCGACACGTTCCTGCAGCTTGTCAGTGACAAGGATCATCCCGACGACATCGATGCGACGACCGACGAGTACCCGGCGTGCGCGCTCCGCTACTGGGTGATGTCGAGGCCGTTGCCGCCAAGCAAAATTGTCAAGACGCTGCCCGAGGGCGCGATCGGCCACGAGATCAACGAGCTCCGGCGCGGCCTCAGGCGCGCCCGTTGACGGCTCTGGTAGAATCACCAGGTCCATGTCCATCGTCTTCACCCACCCTGACCGTGGGGTGGCGGCCGGCCCGAGCTCTCGCACAGCTCGGGCCGGTCTGTTTCTGGCCGCTCAAGTTCGCTCAAGTGCGCTCGATCCTACCGGCGCCTGACGCCCGGCTCACCTTGCCACGGGCGATATAATCACCGTCTCATTGCGGTTGGAGAGAAAGTGCAACGCTCGTGGCGAAAGCACGCAAGGGCCCGCCGCGCGCGTCTGCGCCTGGGCGCGCGTCAGCGCGTCTCCCCACCGGGCGTGACGACGCGAGCGCGCTAACCATCCCGCTGCCCGACGACGGGTACGGGAGCGCAACATTCTGGGTCGACGAAGTCGAAGCGGCACAAGAGCGGCTGAAGAAGGAGATCCCTGCCTGGCGGGCGAACCTCGCGCGCTATGACGGGGAGAAGCCGGCCTTGCCCGGCATCCACGTCGACGACATCTGCAATGTGAACGTCGGCTTCTATTCGACCGAGCAGAAGAAGCCGCAGTTGTTCCATCAGCAGCCGACGCTCCAGGTCACGGCCCTGCGGCCGGAAACCAAAGCGGCCGCCCCGATCGTGAAAGCGATCATGGACGCGCTGCTCAGCGAAGACCAGATCGACGCCACGGCGTTGATGGACGAAGTGTTGTCCGACATCATGGTGCCCTCCGGGTACAGCCCGACCAAGATCGGCTACGAGGCGGTCACCGTCGACGTGCAGGTGCCGACCGGGCGGATGACGCCGCAGGTCGATCCGCTGACCGGGGCGCCGACGCCGAAGATCGATCCGGTGACGGGGATGCCGGCGATCGATCCGATGACCGGCGCGCCGCAGCTCGAAGAGACGCTCGCGCTCGGCGAGGACGGGCAACCGGAAACCGAAACGGCGCCGCAGAAGATCTGGTGCGAGTACTACATGAAACGCATCAGCCCAGACGACTTCCTGTCGCCGGTCGGCTTTTTGAGCACGCGCTTCGACGAGGCGCCCTGGCTCGGCTTCCGCTTCTACGCCGACCGGCACGAGCTCCACCGGCGCTACGGCGTCGAGCCGGCGACCTTCGACGACATTCAGTGGGACCAGAAGCTCGTCGCGACGGACGATCGCGAAGCGCTCGAGAAACGCTCGGTCGCCTCGGGCTTCGAGATCTGGTACAAGGCCTCGCTCTACGATCCGGCGGAAGTCAATCCTGAGCGGATCCGCCGCCTGGTGCTCGTCGCCAAGAAGAGCCGGCATGGTGCGCACTCGATCGTCGTCAACGAGAACAGCCCCTGGCAGCGCTTCGATCCGGTCGGCCGCTTCATCGGCGGCATGAAGGGGTTCCCGCTGCACGTCTACACGCTGCGCAGCCGCGTGAACAGCGCGTTCCCCAAGAGCGACTGCAGCGTCGTGCGCGACATCGCCGACGAGAAGAACATGGGCCGCTCGATGATGGTGGCGCAGCGCAAGCGGTCCCTCCCGATGCGCGGCATCAACATCAAGTCGGGATCGCTCACGCGCGACACGGTGGAGCAGATTGAGGCCGGGGAAATCGGCGCGCTCATCAAGTTCGACGGCCCCGTCTCCGACAACGACATCAAGGCGATCGGCCTGGCCCACTACCCTGGAGAAAACTTCTCCTTCGACAGCATCTGCCAGCAAGATATTGATCGCATCACCGCGAGCGGCGCGAACCAGCAAGGGCTGCCCCTCGAGGACTCCGACACCGCGTACGAGGCCTCACTGATCCAGCGCGCCACCGAGACGCGGCAAGCCAAGGAACGCGTGCGGCTGCTGACGCAGTACGCGAAGGCCTGCCAGAAGCTCTTTAGTCTGGTGCAGCTCTTCGCCACCGACCAGGAGCTGATCGAGATCGTCGGCGAAGACGGCAAAAACCGGTTCGCGTCGTGGGACCGCGAAACGATCCAGGGCCAGTACGGGTTCAAGTTCAGCCCCGACTCGTCGATGCGCGTCGACGCGGCGCAGAACCGCGAGATGGTCCTGCGGTTCATCAACCTGGTCAGCAATAACCAGAACTTCAATCAGCAGGAAGTCGCCGCGCTGCTCTGCGAAGCGTTCGGCCAGGATCCCGTGCGGTTGCTGCAGCAGCCGCAGCCGGCGCGGCCCGAGCCGCCGAAAGCGTCGTTCTCGATCAAGGGCGAGGATCTCAATCCGCTCAGTCCGCAGTACGCCGGCGTGCAGATGTACCTGCAGACGGTCTACGGCGTGCAGCTCCCGCCGGCGCCGCCCCGGCCGCCCGAGCTCATCAAAGCGCCGCAAGGGATCGAGCCGGTCAGCAAGCACCAGACGAAGGTGACCGGGGAACTTCCAGGGCCGGGGCCACGAGGACCGATGTAATGCCGCATCCCTTCACCTGCGCGGCGTGCGGACGGCTGGCCGAATGTCCGTACTTCCTCTGCCTCGAGGTCGACGGGCACCGCTGCGAGCTCTGCCGCACGCAGGTGCCGCTGCGCCGCCCGAGCGGGGATGTCGTGAGCGAAGCGAAGTGGCCGACCCGGCTGGGTGCCACACCGACTGAACGTAAGGCGTGAAGGCGCGATGGACGACTTCAAGAACTTCGCGATCTCAACGGTGGCCGTCGCGCCGACGCCGGCGACGACCGGCACGTCACTGACGGTCGAGGCGGGCGCCGGCACGTACTTCCCGCTGCCGCCCTTCAACGTCATCGCCCACGCCGTCGGCGAGCTCCCGCGCGTGACCAACGCGGAGATCCTCCGCGTCACGGCGAAGGTCGGCGACGTCTTCACGTTCGCGCGCACCCAGGAAGGATCGTCGGTGCGCGCGATCGTCGTCGGCGATCAGATCTACGCCGGCCTCACCGAAAAACTGATCGATGATCTGTTCGCCGCGATGACGCCGGGCCCGACCGGCCCTGCGGGGCCGCCAGGGCCGCAAGGGATCCAAGGGCCGGTCGGCCCGCAGGGCCCAGAGGGCACCGCCGGCGTCGATGCCACGTACTGGACGGTGTCGCCCTCCAGCGGCTTGGTCAACGAACGCGCGCTCAATGCGCTCGCCAACGGCTACGTCAAGAGCACGGCGGGGGAGCCGAGCACGGTCGCGGTGATCCCGGTGAGCGAGGGCGGCACCGGCGCGAGCTCGGCGGCGGCGGCGCGCACCGCGCTCGGGCTGGGCACGCTGGCGACCCAGAACGCGAACGCCGTGAACTTCACCAGCGGCACCGTCGGCGGCGATGTCATTGTCAACACCACGAACTGGATCTCGGCGTACTCTTTCGTTGGCGACGGCAGCAACTTGACGAACCTCAACGCCGCCCGGATCGCCACCGGGCTCGTGGCCCCCGCCCGGCTCGGCAGCGGCACGCCGAGCGCCACGACGTTTCTGCGCGGGGACCAGGCGTGGCGGCCGGTCGGCGACATCTTCCCCAGCGGCCTGATCGTGATCGCCAATGGGGACTGTCCCCCCGGCTGGACGCGCATCTCCCCGTGGGATGGCTATTTCTTGCGCGGCGGCCCCCCCTTCATCGCGGGCGGGTCATCGACGCACACCCACGACGCCGGATCGTTCGCCGTCCCGGATCACGCGCACGGCCCCGGTTCGTTCGCCTCGCAAGATCACGCGCACGGCCCTGGTTCGTTCGCCGCCAACGGGCACAACCACGGTGGCAACGTCAACGTCAACGTGAGCGTCAGCGGATCGACCGGGAGCGCCGGCGATCACAGTCACCGCGTCGGCGCGACCATCGCGGGCGCGACGGCCGCCACGGGCGCCGCGAACACGGCGGATGCGGGCGGCAGTTTTCAAACCAACGCGCCCAACCACACCCACAACTTCTCCGGCTCGTTCGATGTCGACAGCTCGACGGCCGGCGCGCACGCGCACGGCTTCAGCGGATCGGGATCGGGCTCCGGCAGCATTCCCAATGACGCGCCCGCGATCTCGGGTACCTCGGCGCTGGCCGGCGCGGTCGGCGTCGTCGGCACGTCGGCGGGAGCCGGGGCGCTGGGCATTGTCGGCACGTCGGCGCCGGCGTCGCACCTCCCGCCCTTTGTGCAGGTCAACTTCTGCCAAAAGGACTGAGCATGGTGTTGGACTTCAACGACGAGCTCGGGCGCAAGCATTTCGAGTTCCTGTTCGTCGGCTTCGTGCTCGGCGGCAGCTTGCAGCAGCAGAAGGGGATGCAAGTGCTGCGCACCGAAGTGGGGCTCTTCGAAAAGCTCGAGGCGATCAGCGAACTGAAACCGTGCGGGAAGAAGCTCGTGAATGGCGAGCCGGATCGGCAACTGAACAACGGCGACGGCAGCAAGCAGCTGCACCTGACGACCCAAGAGTACGACCTGCTGCACGGCTACGTCGCCCAGGTGCCGTGGCAGTCGGGGACGGCCGTCAAGTACGCGGTGGACACGCTCGACTGGCTCGAGCGCACGCACCGCAGCAGCCTCGGCGCGGGGGTGCATTGATGTTCTATTTCGGCGGCGGCTACTTCGGCCTCTACTTCCCGCCGTCGATCCCGGTCCCGCCGCCGGTCTACGACACCGCCCCGCTCGGGGCCTTCGAGATCCCGATGCGCATTGCCACCCAGGTCACGCAGCCGGTGACGGTCCAGAGCCAGGCGCGGATCACGATGCGGATCGTCCCGACCGTCACGGTGCCGATGAGCCGCAGCTCGTCGGACGCGATCGCGATCCCGATGCGCGTCACCACCCTCGTCACCTTGGAGCGCCCCTAATGGCCGCCATCCTGCGCGTCGACTCCGTGGGGATCGACATTGTCTGCCCGCTCACCGATAGCCACGGCAACCCGGTCGACCTCGAGCTGGCGACCGTGATGACGATCTTTATGACGCCCCCCACGCCGACGCCCGACACGCCGGCGACGCCCGACACGCCGCCGCCGCCGCCGCCGCCGACAAGCGCGAAAAACGCGACGAAGGTCGGCAGCGGGAAGGAAGGCAAGATCGTCTATCGCACCCAGCCCGGCGATGTGCCGGTGGCGGGGGACTGGAAGATTCAAGCCCGCGTCCAGTACACCAATCCGATCCGCGACTGGTACACCGAGATCTATCCGCTCGTGGTCGCGGCCAACCTCAACACCACCGAGGGCCCCGTCGGCACCTTCCGCCAGCCCGGCCCCCGGCCCGCGGTGCGACCGTTCGGACCAGGCCAATGATCGACAAAAAGAAACCGCCGCCGCCGCTCGAGCCGGTGCCCGATCCGAAGACGCCGCCCGAGAAGCAGACCGTCGCCGTCCACGACGATCGGATGTGGGGCGGCCCGCAGCACGTCGAGGGGCTGCCCGGTCGGCCCTACGTCACGTCGAAGAGTCAGTACCTCACGCTCCTCAACCAGGCCGGCCTGCGCATGAAGCACCAGCAGGAGAGCACGACGGGGCCGAAGACGGAGCCGATGCGCCCGGATATGTTCGCGCCGGCGCCGATCGTCGTGCCGCCGATGCGGATGGAGGAGGCGCACGTCTACGGGGCCATCACCGCGGTGTTGCGCCACTACGAGCTCCTCGAGACGATCTGGTGCGAGGACTGTCACGCGCGCGGCCGGCACTCGGGCTGCCGGATGCAGGTGACGCCCAAGCGCGTGCTGCTCGAATGCCGCTGCGGCCACGCGATCTACGTGCCGCCCAAGGGCACCACCGATCTCGTGCTCAGTAAGCTCGCCAACATCGCGCGCACGCAGGCCGACACGCTCGCCGGCACGATCGTGACCGCCGAGGGGCCGGTGCTCCGGCCGACCGCGGTGCTCCACGACATGGAGGCGCTGCTCTTGCGCCGGTACTTCACGGTGCTCCGCACGCGCCACAAAGATCCGCGCCTCTTTCATCGCCCGTGCTACGGCGGCAGTGTCGTGGACGAGAGCAACGCGCTCGCGATCGGGATGTCGCCCGATCGCCTGGTGCTCGTCTGCGCGTGCCGCACGCTCTACCACCAAGCGACTCATCAACCCACGCAGCCGTTGAAGGTGATGTAATGCACATAGGCACGACCGTTCTCTACCTTCTATCCGCCAGCGACGCCGAGCAGATCAACGCGCGTCGCACCGACGGCGATCAAATCAAACATCGACTGAAGCAGAACCCGCCCACCTGGCCGGCCGGCGCCCAGGCGCACGTCGGCGACAAGGTCGCCGAAGGCGACACGCTGCCGATGCTCGTGACGCGGGAGACGCCCGAGGGCTCGATGATCTCGGGCCAGGTGATCTTGAATGGCAGCGATACCTACTGGGTCGCGGCGTGCGAGCTCGTCGTCGATGACCCGCCCAAGCCCGGCCAGGCCGCCCCGCTGGGCTCACAACCGTGGCACGACGCGCAGCGCGCGGTGCAGACCGAGTCGCCGAAACTGCGGGGCCGCTGAGCGCCGTGTCGGCGGCGCGACGGCTGGACGACCAGACTCACGGTACCGGGTGAGGGTTATCTCCAACCGTCTGACTCGGGCGCGACCTGGAAGCAGACCGCAACGCGCCGCCGGCACGACGCTCAGCGACGGCAGCGTACCACCCCCCTTGACGCCGGCGCTAAACTGGGTACTCCCCGGCAGTATCGACCACTCGTGCGAGCGCCTCGAGCGAGACAGAGGCAAGGTCAGGGATCCCTGGTCACATGAGTCTTGAAGGCGCTATCAGCGCAGCGGTTGACTCGGCCGTCAGCGCGCCCTCGACAGGCTCCGACTCACCCTCGGAGAGCTCGAGCGCGCTCACGGTCCCGACCGCCCCGTCTGCGCCGGCATCAGATCCCACGCCGTCTGATGCCACCGCGGCCGTGTCCGATGTTGACGCGGCAGCTGCTCCCACGCGTTCCTCCGACGGGGCCACGAGACGGCCCAGCGTGCCCGCAGCCACACCCGAGCGTCAGCCAGGGGGTGAGCCCCCGCCAGCCAAGTGGACGCAGGTCTTAGAGAACGCGCGGGGCAAAGAACGCCAAGCCACGCGTGAACAAGTCTTCACCGAGTACGGACTGGTCGACGGCCTCGACCCGGTCGAGGTCCGTGCGCACCTCGAGCTCCTCCGGCGCGACCCGCAGCTCCATGCGGAGTTGACGCTCCAGGCGCTCAAGCGCGACGGCACCTACCGGCCGCATGACGGGGAGAGCCCCGATGCGCGGCTACCTCAGGCGCCGCCCGCCCTGCCCGATCCGGCGCTCGTCAGCGTCGATGGGCAGACCGCGTACAGCGCGGACCAAGTCCTCCAGGTCGTCAACCTCGCGCTGCAGAACTTCCGCGCCCAGATGTCGGGCGAGCTGCAGCCGCTCCAGCAGATGCATCACGCCGCACGCGTGGCGCAGATCCGCGCTGAAGCGCAAAGCTATGCCGGCGAAGCCGTGCGCGAAGCGCAGAACTGGCACCGCTTCTCCGAGTTGACGCCGCGGATCCGCGAGATCATGGTCAACGACAAACGCACGACGTTGTTGTCCGCGTACAATCGCGCCCTCCAAGAAGACCTCAAGACGAGCACCACGCAGCTGAAGAGCGAAACCCGGAAGCAGACGCTCGACGAAATTAGGCACGCATCCGCGGCGAACACGATTCGACCGGGTGCGGCCGCCACCGCGGCGGCAGGGTCACGCGTAGCGCGTGGAGGCCTCGACGCACGGCTCGACCGTGCGATCAATGCCGCCCTGTCGTCGACGGGGGCGCGGTGAGCCGCGCATAGTTCCTCCGTGAACTATTAGGCGGCACCGTAGGGTGCTGCGTTGGCAGAACCAAATATCGGGCAAGTCCCCAGCGTCGCCTGGGAAAACCTGTGGTCCGACGGACCTATCGACCAGTATTTCACGAGCCAAGCCCTCTTATATCTCCTCAAAGATGGCGGATATAAAGAGAGCATGGATGGCGGCAGACTTTTCGAAATTACGGTCGAGTATGCCCCCAACACGACGTTTCGGAGCATCTCCGAGACGGAGGTGATTGACACGAGCCGGATAGATGTCTTCGATGCTGCCAGGTATGAGCAGAAGATACATGCCGGCTCTATTGTCTTCAGCGATCTCGAGGAGTTGCGCAACGCGGTTGCCAACAGAAAAATCGACGTGATTAAGGGAAAGTTGAAGAATGGCGTGTCGTCGGCGATGCAGTCGATGAACGAGATGCTCTGGGGGGACGGCACGGGAAATGGAGGGAAAGACTTCGACGGCATCAAAAAGATTATCCCTGCTGACCCCACCGTCGGCACAGTTGGCGGCATCAATGCCGGCACCTGGGCATTTTGGCGCAGCAAACAAGCGAGCGGCGCGGGCACCAACTTCAACAACTTCCGCGCCGCACTGCTGTCGGTCCACAACCAATGTTCGCTCGGGGGCACCGAGAAGAAACCCACCGGCCTCGTCATGGACCGCCCCTCCTTCGAAGGATACGTCAAACTGCTCACCGACGTCACCAGTCTGGTGAAAGACGGCGGCGGCGAAGCCGATCCTGACTTGGGTTGGCTCAACGAGGCCGTCGCGTACATGGGCCTGCCCATGGTGTACGACGAACAAGCCACGCCCGCCGCGACGGCATATTTCGTAAACAAGAACTACCTCAAGTTGATGGTATTAAAAGGGGCATGGATGAAGATGAAGAACCCGGTCGAGCCCGCGAATCAGCTCCTCAGGGTACACCGTGTCTTCACCGTCGGCAACCTGACCGCGGCCGCGCGGCGCCACCTTGGCGTCGTGACGAACGTCGCGTAACCCCGGAGAAAGGAGGCAGACCATGAATCTCACAGGTTTCCCGATCTCCGGCGGCGGCCCGGTCAATAGCGATTCCGCCACGCCGCTCGCGGCGCTCGGGTCGCTGCAGACCGACTCCCGCGGCCGGCTCTACAAGTACGTCATGGCGGGCGCGCTCCCGCTCGTCCCTGGCAACGTCGTGCAGGCCCCCGCGCAGGTGGCCGTCCACGGGCAGCTGACGCCGACGGCCGTGCAAGGCGTCGGCTCGAAAGTGATCGTCGTGACGCTCGGCGCGGCGGCCCTCGCGGAGAACGCGTACTCGGAGGGGTTAGCCAGCATCGACACGGATCCCGGCGGCGGGTACTCGTACGGCATCAGCGGCCATGCCGCGGTCGTCTCGGGCGGCGTGGCGACGATCAACCTGCGATCGGACGATGCGATCCAGGTGGCGATCACCGGCACGAGCCGCGTGACGCTCACGCCGCATCCGTGCCGCGGCGTGATCCAGTCACCGGCGACCCTGACGGGCGCGCCGGTCGGCGTGGCGGTCTTCCCGATCGGCGCGGGGAAGTTCGGCTGGGTGGGGGTCGAGGGCGACTTCCCGACGCTCATCGAGGGCGCGCCGGTCGTCGGCCAGCTGCTTAGCGTGCCCGGCACCGTGCCCGGCGCCGCGACCGTCAACAGCACGACGCTGGCGATCATCGGCCGCACGCTCGTCACCGGCGTGACCGGCAAGATCCAGCCGGCCCACATCAACCTGCTGTGACCTGAGGTGTCACACCAGCCCGCGCGCTGCCACGCTCCAACCCGGCGGCGCGCGGGACTTTTCTCGAGGTGCTTGCATGGCGAAAGACGATCCGATCCCGACGCCGAAACCGCCGACGCAGTACGTGCTGGGCGCCGATGACCTGAAGGCGCTGCTCCTGGCGTTCAAAGAAGCGTCGGGCCCGAGCTCGCCGGCGGCCCCCGGCATGACCGATGCGATGACGGCCCTGCTCAAGCAAGTTGAGTCGCTGACGCAGACCGCGCAGCGCGCGGTGCGCCAGGACAATCCCAACTACGAGGACGTGTCGGTCTACACGTACGACCCGAAGTGCGAGATCTGCAAGACCGGCGCGCTGCACTTCCTCCCCGACAACCCGATCGGGAAGAAAGCGCATCCGCGCCCCGCGATGATCTACGCCTACGAGTTTTGCAACGGCGATGTCCAGGCTGACTGGCTCACCATTCCAGAGATTGAGTTGATCAATCAGTTCACGTCCGACAAGAGCGCGCGCGACGGGCAGTGGACCGCGACGATCGTCAAGCACGGCACGAAGAAGAAGCTCATCGTCGACGTCCCGTATCGCGGACTCGATGTGCGACACGACTTGCCGAGTCAGTCGGCCATTCTCGTGGAGCTGCTCTATGGCGAAACGATGGCCGACCCGGCGTCCGCGCTCGCGCTCATCCAGCAACTCACCGCGAAAGTCAACGAGCTCGAATCGCGGCTCGCGTCCAAAGTCTAGGAGGCCCAAGGTGGCGCAGAAACGTAACGACGATCCTGAACCGGAACAGCTGCCAGTCGAGGACGAGAAGCGGCTCGAGCCGCCGGTCGCGCGGCCCAAAGCGGCGCCGCTGCCCAAAGAAGTGGAGCAGACGCGCGTGCTCCTCACCGGCGACAACCGCACCGTCGTCACCGAAGCCTACGTGCCGACGGCCGAGTACGGGTTCCGCATCAAAGTGAATAACCAATGGTTCGAACACATCGGCGAGGCCGCCGACAGCGGCACCTGGATCTACGCGCCGACCCGGTGACGCCATGACGTTCCGCGAGCTGCAGCTCGGGCTCTTCGATGACATGCAGTACCAGCCCGCGCCCAAGCCGGGCGTCCAGGACCGGGCGCGGCGCTACTTGAACGAAGGGCTCGAGCGCGTGCTGCGGCGGCCGCGCCTGAAGAGTCTGCGCATCGGCATCCTGGCGTTCAGCACCGAGGCCGACGTCGGCTTCTATGGCGCGCCGATGAGCTTCGATCGGATCGACTACATCACCGATCTGGACAATCGCCGGCGGATGCACTTCCGCACGCGCGACTGGTATCGCGGCCTCGACCCCGGGCTGACCTCGAGCGGCACGCCGGCGTACTGGATCCCCGAAGGCATCTCGCCGGTGTGGCGGCAGCCGAAGGTGACCGGCGGCGTCGGCGGCGGGATCAACAACACGCTCTATATCGAGTCGAACGATCCGACCGACACGACGCAGGGCTTCGAGATCCACGCGCTGCGCCCGTGGGACGGCGACATCCGGTCGACGTCGGCGCGGCTCAACGGCACCACGCCCGTGCCCGCGTACATGTACGGCGATCAGCTGATCCAGATCACGCACTTCACGATCAACGCGACCGCGCGCGGCACCGTCACGCTCACCGATGATGGCGGCCGGCACCTGGCGCACATCACGACGCCGAATCTGTCGAGCCGCTACGTGAGCTTCCGGCTCTTCCCGACGCCGTCGTCGGTTCTCCGCTACGAGATCGAAGGGCAGTACGCGATCCCGAAACTGATCCACGACGAGGACGAGCCGCCGTTCCCCGACCACTACCACGAGATGCTGCAGTCCTACGCGCGGGCCCGGTTCTATCGCAAGGACGGGCGGCTGCAGCAGGCGGCGGCCGAGATGGCCGAGTTCGAACGCTTCGCCGCCGATCTGACCGCGCACATCGAGTACCCGCCCAACTACCGGCCGGTGAGTAGCAAGCTCAGTGCCTACGGCACCCGCTGGAGTGATCTCGGGCCGAATTATCCGGCGACGCGCACGGGCCTGGTGGACTGACGATGGCAACCCGTCCGAGATCCGGCGCCGGCGTAATCAGCTGGGAGCGCTTCCGGGGGCGCAACGGCACCGACGATCCCGCGATGTTGCCGGCCGACATGGGGACCGAAGCGGTCAACTGGCTCATCACATCGCAGGGGCTCGGCGCGCGGCGCCGGGGCACGCAAAACGCGGGCGTCACGGGGGCCAACGGCTGGGGCTCGATGGCCCGGTTCATTCCCGCGCAGGATGAGAGTGCCGCCGAGCTCGTGTTCGCGACGTTCGACAACCCGCCGAAGTTTATGACCGTCAAGCCCGCCAATGCGCCAGCGGCCGTCGAGATCCCGCAAACCGACACGGTGTGGGGTTTGCCGATCCCGATCACGTATGCCGCTGGCAACGGGAAATTGTTCTGTGCGTACCGCAACGCGTCGAGTGGCGTGTTGATGAACCGGCTGCACGTCTATGATCCGGCCACTGGCAACGCGATCCGTAGGGCGGGCGTCACGGGCCCCCCGGCCCCGACGGTAGACAATCACGGGATCCCTGGGACGTATCCCCCCGTCCTGCGCTATTACCGCGTGCAATTCAAAAGCGCGGGCGGCGCGATCTCGGCGCTGGGAACCGCGAGCGCGGCCTTCACGCCGTCGGGGACCAACGATGGCGTCCGCGTGACGCTCCCCGCGTACCCCGCCGCCGAGAACGTCACGCACGCCCGCGTGTACGGCTCGGCGGATGGCACCCTCTACTATCTGCTCTCCGGGTGGATCGCGGGGGGTGTCGGGTTCTACGACGACTTCGCGCTGCCGTCCACGTATGGGACGCGCCCCGCCGCGCCGCTCGAGGGCTCGCGCTATCCGTTGCCGTCGGCGCGGTTTCTGCTCTGGGACGGCTACCACTTGTTGCTCTTCGGCACGTTCGGCGATCAAGCCGGAAACGCGTTACCCGCCGTCCCCGGCCGCGTCTACATCACGCAGTCGCTCGACGCCACCGCCGAGGGCGGCGAAGACGAATCGATCACGATGACCGACGAGGTCAAGGGCTACGTCGATCTCAACCGGAACGGCAATGCTGAGGACCGCGCGATCGCGGGCCCCATCGACGGCAATATCTTGGTCTTTCAATCGCGCGGCGTCTTCATGCTCAAGCCGACCGGCAGCGCGCAGCGGCCCTACGCGCGCATCGCGCTGTCGCGCGAGCTCGGTGCGCTCAGTCACTGGTCGACGTTTGTCGGCGAAGACGAGAGCGGACGGCCCGCGATCTATTTTCTTGATCCCGATCGCGGCCCATACCGCTACGGCTACGCCGGCTTCGAATGGTTGGGGTATGACGTTCAGGATCTGTGGAAAAACGTCAATCTCGCGGCGCTGCACACCGTGGCGTGCGGCGTCTACGACGCGCGCGAGCGGCGCTGCTACTGGTGGATCGCGACCGGCGATGCGAACTACACGACGATGGGGCTCACGTTTCACGTCGCCGAAGCCCGCCCGACGCCGTCCCAGGGGGTGCGCTACGGCTGGACGCAGTTCAACGGGTACGCCTGCAACTGCTACTGCACGGTGATGTTCGCCGAGACGATCGGCAACCCCATGGCGCGCAAGCTGAAGCCCTACGTCGGCGATCACACGAGGCTCGTGCAGTTCGACGCGCCCAACACGAACACCGACTTCGTGGTGTTCGATGGCGTCCCCGCGCGCCAGCCCTACGTGTCGCTCGTGCGCTCGAAGGCGTGGGTGACGAGCGCGCTCCCGCAACTGGTCGAGCTCCACCGCGCGTGGATCCGGGGGCCCTGTGCCGACGCGATCCTCGCGCAACGGCTGCTCCGCAACTTCGGCGATGACGAGGCGCGCCTCTCAACCGTGCCGCTCCATCCCGAAGGCGACGAGTCGCGACGGGTGTTCCTGTTTGAAGAGGCCATGTTGGCCGGCGCGTGGACGTTTCAGACCGAGCTCGGGGACGCGGTCGCGGCCGATCAGCACTACGAGATTGATCGCTGGGATGCGCGCATGACCGCCACCGACCTCGAGGTCGGCTCGAGCACACTCTAATGGGTTTCCCCAACACGACCTTCCGCTCGGAGCTGCCGCCGGTCGTCCGCAAGGAGCTCGATCAATCCAACGCGGACACGGCGGGCTATCTCAACCAGGAGCACGACGAAGAGGGCCACCACACCCACATCACCGCGAAGTCGCTGAAGGTCAAAGGGCCAGTGGCGATCACGGGGGGGGCGCTGACGATCAACGGCGCGCCGATCACACCGGGCGGCGGCACGCCTGGCGCGCACGCGCCGACGCACGCCGCGGGCGGCAGCGATCCGGTCGCGCTCAGTGCTGCCCAGATCACGAGCGGCACGTTGCCTGATGCGCGGTTGTCCGCGAATGTGGCGCGGCGCGATCAGAACAATACGTTCGCGGGCCAGATCACCGCGCCCACCGTGTATGTCGTCGCCTCCGGTGCCTACGTCCTCCTGCAGGACAACGCTGGGGGAACCAACGCGAAGGTGTTTCAACTCCTCGCGCAGAATGGCCTTCTCTACCTCCGTGGACTGACGGATGACTTACAGGCTGCCCAGCTAGGCATCGAGGTGAATCGGAATGGCAACCTGACGGTCCCCGGCAACTGCTACTTCCAAGCCATTTCGACCACCACCATCGGCTGCACCAGCCTCACGGCCTCGCTGGATGTCTATGCCCAGCGGAATATCAATGCGGATGCGGCGGTCTTCTCCCCGCTCTTCATCGAGGCGGGGCGCAGTACCGCGCTGGGCCACTGGATCAACGTGCCGTATGCGGCCTCCAACTTCGTGGGCTCCCAATCGATGATCTGGACCGTCGAGAGTGCCGACGTTAATACCTATGCCTACACGCTCATCGGGAAGACGATGCTCTTATCGGTCTGCATCTTCGCGGCCAGCGTCGGCGGCACGCCTGACGCCTACTTAATGACAAGAATCCCAGGCGGTTTTAGTGCGAGACAGCAGACTGAAGCGTTGTGCTGGGTTCTCAACAACGGGGCCGTGGCAACTGGACGGGTCCGCACGTTTCCGTCTGATGGCTACGTCTACGTCATGTTACAGGCAGGGGGGAATTGGCAGCTCGGCGCGAACACCAACTACGTCTCGTTCCAGATCGCGATTCAAATTGGATGAGGTGACGCCGTGAGCGTAGGCCTGCCGGTCACGAAGCAAGAGATCGATTCCCGCTCGGGCGACATGGCGCGGAGCTTTCAGCGGCTTGCCGGGGACGCCACGACGCTCAAGGGCTATCTCGATGGGGCGACCGAAGAGGTGCTGATCGAACTGGGCTACACGTCGAACGAGATCGCCGTGCTCAAGACCGCGATCAGCGATCTGCAGCAGCTGCTCGTCACGATCGGCTACGGTGCCGAAGGGTTGGCCGCGCCGAAAGACTTCACCGTGTTTCTCCGACAGCTCTGGGGTGTCGGCGCGTACTGAGCTTTGAGGTGAGCTGTGGCCTATAAACCGCCGAAGTACTCGCAGGACGCTGAGAACCCGGCTTACACCCCGCCGACGGGCCCGGTCGCGCCCAACCCCAACGATCCGAATGCGCCGCCGCCGCCGACACCGCCGCCGCCGCCGCCCGATCCCAATGCGGTGATCTCGCCGCAGCCGGTCTTCACGCCGACGGCGCCGCCGCCGCCGCCGCCCGCGCCGCTCTATCAAGACACGTACGCGAAGCCGACGCCGCCGGCGCCGCCCTCGCCGACCGATCCCTATCAGGCCAGCCAACCCTGGCTCGACGACTATCAGAAGCGGCTGCGCGCCTACGAGGCCCAGCTCGCCTACTGGAACAGCTTGCCGGCGACCGCGCCGCCGCCTGGCGGGACGACGCCGCCGACGCCGCCCGGCACGACGACGACCACGACACCGTGGGGCGGGCTGTCGACCGCCGGCACGTACAACGCGGCAACCGATCAGGGGACGTGGGACACCGGCGGCTACGCGCGGCCGGCGTTCACGCCGACGCGCTACGCGTCGACCGCGGTCAGCGGCTACGACCCGGCGAAGTGGGGCAGCGCGACGCACCAGACGCCCAAGTACGTCGTCGGCCGCATCCTCTCCGGCTACAACCTCAACGACCCGGCACAGCTCCAGGCCGCGATGAACGACATCATCAAGGCCTACCCCGGCTCGACGTGGGGCGGCCGCGACGTCATCACGATCCCTGGCATCGGGCCGGTGGATGTGATCCGGGACTTCGGCGGCCAAAGCGGCATCGCGTGGCAACCGCAAGACGGCGCGGCGCCGCAGCCGCCCTCGAGCCTGACCACGACCAAGCCGCTGACCGGCGCCTTCGATCCGTCGATGTCGCACATCCAAGGCGCGGGCCAGCCGACGTCGCCCGATCCGTTCGCGTCGATGGGCGGCGGCGTCTGGGCGAATGGCGGCTGGTTGCCGAAGGCGATGGCCGAGCAGTACGGCATCACCGATCAGCGCGGCACCGGCACCGACACCACCACCAGCACGACCACGCAGAACGCCGGCACGCCGTTCGACACCGAGCTCGATGACGCGCGCCGCCAGGCGCTGCTCGATCTGCTCGGGAAGGGCCCGCCGACCGCGGCCGAGCTCCAGGCCTCGCCCGAGAACCAGGCCTACCAGCTGCAGAGTCAGCGCGCCGCCGAGCGCGAGCGCGCCGAGCTCGCCGAGCGCGCCGGCTACGAAGGCTTCGCCAACACGGGCTTCATGGACACCGAGCTCGGCGGCATCAATCAGCGCCGCGCCGAAGGTGAAGCCGGCTTCATGGGCCAGCTCGCCATTCAGCGGATGACCGCGCAGCGCGAAGATCTGCAGTTCGCGATCGCGCAGGCGCAGCAGAGCGGGCAGTTTCAACTGGCGCAGCAGCTCGACCGCGAGCGCATGAACCTCGACGCGGCGATCGCGCGCGAGCAGATGGCGTCGAGCGAGAAGATGGCGGCCAACGACCTGGCGCTGCGCGAGTTCCTCGGCCGCGCCGGCATCGACCTCGACCGGCTGCGCCTCGGCGAAGATCAGCGGCAGTTCAACTACAACCTCGGGTACAACTACGCGAACCTCAACGAGCAAGGGCGACAGTTCGACTTGCAGCCGTTCAGCTAGTGAGGACTGATGGCGATCGAGCGTCCACAATTCGGCCAGCCGCTCGGGCCTCCGCAGCCCGGCTACGGCGCGCCGCCGCGCCCGCCCGGCCCCGGCCGCCCACCTGGGCCGCCAGGGATGCCGCCCCCGATGCCGCCTGGGATGCCGGGCGCGCCGCCAGGGATGCCGCCAGGGATGCCTGGCGCCCCGCCCGGCGCGCCGGCCGGCCCGCCCATGCCCGACCCTCGCCAGCTGCAGCGTGAGGCGATTATCGCGGCCTTGGGTGGGCCCCAGGTGGTGCCAGACAGCGGCGAGCGGACGCCCGAAGGGCCGAGCACGGCGCCGCGCGCCTACTGGCCGCAAGACAGCGCGCGGCGCGGACAGCGAGACTGACCATGGCCCGCACTGACCTCGTGCGCATCAGCGACCGCAGCACGCCGCGGTTCAGTCAAGACAGTGCGGCTGACCCGGTGCAACTGGGGCAAAACCAAGGGGCGCTCGACGCGCAGAACGCGTACGTGGCGGCGCATCCCGAGCTCCGCGATCCGTACCACATCCCGTGGTGGGAGCCGCTCCTCCCGCTCGCGCTCGTCGCGACGGGCGGCGCCGCCGGCCTCGGCGGGTTCGGGGGCTTTGGCGCAGGCACCGCGGCCGGCGCGGGGGCCAGCGCCGCCGCCGCGGGCGCGAGTCTGCCGGTCGGCGGCGCGGGCGGCGCGGGCCTGCTCGCTGGCACGCCTGGCGTCACGGCGGCGAGCTTGTTCGGCCCTGGCGCGGCGGCCGGCGGGGCCGCAGCAGGAGGGACCGCGGCAGGCACCGGCGGCGGGTGGCTCAGCACGCTCGGCCAGGTCGCCGGCGTCCCGTCGGGGACCGGCGCCGGCGGCTGGATCAACGCGGCGGTCGATCGCATCCCGCAGATCGCGGCGCTCGCGCGCGGCGCGCAAGGCCTCGAGTCGGGGCGCGCCGCCGGCCGAGTCGCCGAGACGAATGCCGCCAACCAGTACGACTACCTCGACCTGGCGCGCACGCGCACCATGTACGACCGTGCGCAGATGGAGCTCGACCAGCGCAAGTTCGCGCAAGACCTCCAGGAGCGCAGCGCCAAGCAGGCCTTCCGGGGCCAGCTGCTGCAGACGGCGCGGCCGGGCCCGGTCGTGACGCCGCCCGCGGAGATCGCGCCCTTCATGGGGCAGAGCACCGGCCGCAGCCTGGGCGACATCCCGCAGAGCACGCGCGACGAGCTCGGCGGCGCGATGTATCGCAACTCGATCACCGAGCTCCTCGACCCGCTGCAGCCCGGCACGGCCACGAGCGGCCGGCGGATGGCCGGGCTACCCGAGCCCAACCCGCTCAGCCCGCGGCCCGAAGCGAACGCGTTCGACACGGCGCTCAACTACACCAACGTCGTGGGCACGATGCTCCCCGGCATCGTCGACCTGATCCGCGGGCCGCGCCGGCCGCCCACGCCGTCGACCGGCGTGACGCCTGGCATCGATCTGCGGGGCGGGCCCAACCCGTTCGCCGGCGGCGCCACGCCGCCGCGCTCGAGTACGAACCCGTTCGGCACCGGCGGCCAGCTGCCGCGCATCAGTAGTCCTGGCGGCACGCCGCCGTCGGTCGTCCAGCCCAACGTCGGGATGTTCTCGGGCCAGGGCCGCACCGGCTTCGGGATCGGGAACCCGTCGCTCTTCGCGCCGCCGCCGCCCACGCCGTACGACGATGATCCGATGCGGATGCGGAGGCTCGGCTGATGCCCGCCCCCAACCTCGGCCTGGTCGGCGCCTACGGCGGCGAAGGCCTGCAGCAAGAGATCCAGAAAATGATCGCCGAGCGGCGCGAGCAGGAGCAGCTCGCGTACGACCGCGCACTGAAAGAGCGCGAGCTGACGCGGCTCGAAGGATCCGAGCGGACGCAGGCCGACTACCAACAACGCCAGCTCGAGCTCGAGCGCCAGCGCAACGAGACGTACGCCAAAAGCCTCGAGGCGAAGGAGACGCGCCCCGACGTCAAGGTCCACACCGGCCTGAAGTCCACCAAAGGCTTGCCCGGCAGCTACACGATCGCCACCGGCCCCAACGGCGAGATCTACTACGAGCTCGCCGAGACGGAGCAGGAAGAGTCAGCACCGAGCGCCGGCTCCGACTTCCGTCAAGGCATCCTCCTCGAGAACGAAGAGCGCAAGAAGCAGGGCCTCGCGCCGATCAGCGCCAAGGAATACAACGAGCGGTACGACGAGTTCCGCAAGATGGAGCGGCAGCCGCCGAGCCCGCTGCAGGAAGACATCGCGCTTGAGCGCATCACGCGCGACTACAAGCAGTCGGCGGCCAACTACATGATGGTGAACAACGCGTCGCGCAACATGGACGCGGCGTGGAACCGGATGCAGCGCGATCCGTCGGGTGACGCGGTGCCATCCGCTGCGCAGTCGATCGCGTTGTACTTCCAGCGCGTCATCGATCCCAACTCGGTGGTGCGCGAAGGCGAGTACCTGCGCTCGGTGTTGACCGAGCCGCTCATCAATCGGCTCGAAGGCTGGGCCGAGCAAACCTTGCGACACGGTGGCTCCGGCATCCCGCAGCATGCGCTGCTCGAGTACGTGGAGCTGGCGCGAGAGTTCAAGGAGCTCGCCAAGCTCGACGAGGAGGTTGCGGCGGCCAGAGCTGAAGCGCGGGCCAAAAAGATCCTCGGCAATCGCTACGACCCCCTGCTGATCTTCGGCAAGGACATACGCGGCACGCGCAGCCCCGAGCCGCCCCCGCCAGCGCCAGGACCGGCGCCAGGGCCCGCGCCAGGGCCCGCGCCAGGGCCCGCGCCGGCGCCCGCGCCCCCGCGGCCAGGCGGTGGCCCGCTCCCCCCGGGCGTGCCGTCGCACCAGCCGCCTGGCGGCGGCGCCGATCCCGCCATCCAGGCGCAACTGCAGCCTGGCGAAGAGCAGCGGGGCGCCAACATCATCAAGGTCGAGACGGACGCCCGAGGGCGCAAGACGCTGAAGCTCATGGGGCGCGTCGTCAACGGCCAGGTCGTGAGGAAGTAACCCATGGGGCAAAAGCCCGGCGCCGGCGATCCGTTTGAGGGGCTCCCGATCGGGACCGTCATCAGCGAGGACGGCTTGATCCTCTCGGTGCCTGGCGGGGCGACCGATCCGAAGGGCCGCTCGACGCTCGGCCAGGTCGGCACCGACTTCACCCGCGGCGGCGTCAAAGGGATCGCCGGCAGCCTGCTCAGTACCGCGCAGCAGGCCGGCACCACGCTGGCGGCCGCCAACCCGGTGACG